AAAAATTTTGACGAGTACCAAAAACTCTGTGGGGTGATCCAAGGTCTAGCCATTGCAGAGCGTTATGTTATTGATCTTGCGGAAAAGGTAGACAAAGATGAGTGATTTAATTCTCCCTCCAGGCGTGCAAATGCCTGAAACCATCCAACCTATTGATAGCCCAGTAGAGGATGCAACAGATGAGCAAAAGGCTACAGCGCTACCAGACCCAGTTGGTTACAAAATACTTTGCGGCGTACCACAGGTATCCGATAAGTTAGATGGAACCGAGCTTGATTTGGTTAGACCCTCCGACTTTGCAAAGCAAGAACAAAGCGCCACAACCGTTTTGTTTGTATTGAAAGTAGGACCTGACGCATACCAAGATAAAGAAAGATACCCAAATGGACCCTGGTGCAAACCTGGCGATTTCATTTTGACTCGGACTTATTCTGGTACTCGTTTCATGATTTTTGGCAAAGAGTTTAGGCTCATTAACGAAGATCAAGTAGATGCAGTTGTGCAAGATCCACGCGGTATTACCCGTGCTATGTAAAGGAAATATATGAGCGACACATACAAATTCCCCGATGAGATTGAAAACAAAGAAACGGACGTAGAAATTGAAGCGGACGGTGAAGAGTTTGAAATTGAAATCGTGGATGACACACCCGAAAAAGACAGGGGCAGACAGCCTTTAAATAAGGAAGTAGCAGACCCTACAGATGATGAAATAGCAAACTATTCTCAAAATGTCCAGTCTCGCATCAAGGAATTGACGCACGCTAGACACGATGAGCGTAGAAAAGCAGAGGCACTTGAACGCGAAAGACAGGAGCTGGAGAGACTGACTCAGCGCTTGATCGAAGAGAACAAGACTCTAAAAAACAACGTTAATGCTGGCCAAGAAATAATTGCTTCATCTGCCAAACAAAAGGCCGAAGCTGATTTAGTTTTAGCTCGTAAACAGTATAAGGAAGCTCAAGAAGCCTACGATACTGATGCCATTATTGCGGCTCAAGAAGCATTGACCGAAGCCAAAATGCGCTTTGAACAGGTTAAGAATTATCGTCATACCCCTTTACAAAGTGAAGACAATGATGTACAAACTCAACCTAGACAGACTCAACAAGTTAGACCTGACGAAAAATCCCTGCGCTGGCAGGCAAAAAACCAGTGGTTTGGTTCTAATGGGTTTGAAGAAGTTACCAGTTATGCACTAGGACTGCACCAAAAGCTAGTCAATACGGGCATTGACCCGCGTTCCGATGAATACTATCAAGAAATAGATTCACGCATCCATTCAAAGTTCCCAGAAGTATTTGGTGAACCAGAATCAAAATCTACGGCTCAAACCGCTAAACGTCCTTCAAATGTTGTTGCTCCTGCTACTCGTTCATCGGGTGTCAAAAAGGTTCAGCTAACACCTACGCAAGCCGCGTTAGTGAAAAAGTTTAATCTTGATCCGAAGAAATATTATCTTGAACAACAAAAATTGGAGAAACAAAATGGTTGATGTTAAAAAAACCCGTGATTTAGAAACACGCGAAAAAGAAGTTCATATTGATTACAAGCCTGCTAGTTCACTACCAGACCCAACACCTGAACCTGGTTATGAGTATCGCTATGTGCTAACTCATATCTTAGGCAATCCAGATGCCATTAGATTGTCTCGTATGAGGCGCGATGGATGGGAACCAGTGAAAGCTTCAGATCACCCAGAGCTTATGCTTGAAGGTTCTGTAAACGGTAATGTCGAGATAGGTGGATTGATTCTATGTAAAAATACCGTAGAAAAAGTCAAAGCTTATGATCGGTATTACGCTAAGCAAGCCGCAGATCAAATGGAATCGGTTGACAACAGTTTTATGAAAGATAACGATCCAAGAATGCGTAAGTTCTCTGAGAAATACTCTGAGGTCACACGCGGACGAGGGTTAAGTGCAAGTCTCAAATAAAGGAATTTAAATGGCTTATCCTATTATCCCAGCCCCTTACGGGCTAAAGCCTGTAAACCTAATTGGTGGTAGGGTGTTTTCTGGTTCAACCAGAATGTTCCCTATCAACAACGGTTACAGCAACTCGCTCTTCAATGGTGACATTGTTGATATTGGTTATACAGGAGCTACGATTGGAACATTGATCCAAACTGGCTTGACATATAACAGCACATCTGTTCCTTCCTCAAACACCATTGGTGTATTTGTTGGTTGTGAATATACAAATACTAGCGGTCCAATTTACGGCAAAAACCGTTTCAACTATTGGCAAGCTAGTACAGCCGCAACAGACTGTATTGGTTATGTTGTTGATGATCCTCAAGCGATCTTCAAAGGTGTTATAGTTAACGGCGGTACAGCTAACACTGGTACTGTAAGTTCAACATTTACACCATACTATGCTAACAACGCATATATTGGTGCAAATGCTTTCTATACAGGTCCAGGCGGCTCTACAACTAGCGGTGACTCTACTGCTGGTATTGCTCTTTCTGCTTCTGCTACTACGACATCTACAACAAGTGCTCCATTAACAAGTGGTGCTCCTTTGCGTATTGTTGGAATGGTTCCAGATACAGCAGTAACAGTGTTGCAAACAGGTACAAGTTCTAGCACAACTATTACTTTATCTGCCGCTAACTCTGGTATTGTTGCTGGAATGGCTGTTAACGGCCCTGGCATTTTGGCAGGTTCAAACACCTGGGTAACCAAAGTAAACGGTACAGCAGTAACTATCAGTTCCGCTGTTACAACTGCACAATCGACTGCTGTTGGTTTTTCATTCACTGGCTATCCAGAAGTATTGGTAACTTGGAACTTTGGTTTCCACAGCTACTTCAATGCTACTGGCGTTTAATTAAGGAGCTAAAACATGGCTATTTCACGCGCACAACTACTGAAAGAGTTGCTCCCTGGATTGAACGCATTGTTCGGTTTAGAGTATGCCCGTTACGGCGAAGAGCATAAAGAAATCTACGAAACAGAGAAATCTGAGCGTAGCTTTGAAGAAGAAACCAAGCTGTCTGGCTTCTCAGCCGCACCAGTCAAAAACGAGGGTCAATCCCTTGCTTATGACAATGCGCAAGAAGCATTCACAGCACGTTATAACCACGAGACTATTGCTCTTGGATTCTCAATCACTGAAGAAGCGATTGAAGATAACTTGTATGACTCTTTGTCAGCACGTTATACCAAGGGTCTAGCTCGCGCTATGGCGTATACCAAGCAGGTTAAAGCCGCTTCAACTTTGAACAACGCATTTAACAGCCAATACGTTGGCGGTGACGGCGTATCTTTATTGAACAGTGCTCACCCATTGGTTAACGGTGGTACAAACGCCAACACTCCATCTACTCCTGCTGATTTGAATGAGACATCCCTTGAGAATGCCGTTATTCAAATCGCCGCATGGACAGACGAGCGTGGACTTTTGATTGCCGCACGTCCCAAGAAATTGATTGTTCCCCCAGCACTCATGTTCGTTGCTACTCGTCTATTAGACACAGAGTTGCGCGTTGGTACTAACAACAACGACTTGAACGCTATCAAGAACAACGGTTCTATCCCAGAAGGTTACACAGTTAACCACTTCTTGACAGCACCTAACGCATGGTTCCTGACCACTGACGTTCCTAACGGACTTAAGCACTTTGAGCGCGTGTCCTTACAGAACTCAATGGACGGTGACTTTGATACAGGTAACGTCCGTTACAAATCCCGCGAGCGTTATAGCTTTGGCTGGTCTGATCCACTAGGAATCTACGGTTCTTATTAAGATCAGGTGCAACTTGTTGCACTTAAGGAGGGCCCTCACAAGGGGCCCTTTTTTTATACAAAATTTGTTGACTATATTTGAAAATAGTGTATATTAAGGGCATCTGGGAATTCAACCTTGTTGCCACTGGCCCAGCAGACGATGCAACGATTAACAAGGTATCTTTTGCATAAGGAAACTTATAATGGCACGCAGTACATTTGACGGCCCGATCATATCGGGTGACAATCGTTTTGGACCTCTTCGCGATATTGGTTACACAGAGTTAGTCCAAACTTGTTATATTGATTTATCCAATACAACAGTAAACACCGCTGGTTATAGCGGAGCATCAGGACAGTTTGTATCATCAAACGTGATACCAAACCAGAATGCTACTGTATATACACCTAGCTCTGCATTCCAAAATGCAGGACCAACAACACAAACAATCCCTGCTGACGTTACTGGTTCAAGTGGCCAGATTTATCGTGGCGCGGTAATGTACGTTCCAATCAACAGTGTTATTCAAGACATTACAGTTGATTACTTACTTGCTATTACTGGCGAAAGTGGCGCAACATTGTCTAACACATCTGTGTTTGTTTCTAACAACTACACAGCCGCAGGCGGTACACCAACATATGGTACAGCCGTTATTTCTTCAAGCACTGGTGTTGGTACAGCAGGTCGTTTGTCTACGACTTACACAGCAACTAACTTGATCAATATGCTGGCAACAACTTCTGATATTCAAAATCCACAAGTGGGAACACAGCCAAGTTTCTTCTCACAAATTGTGTTTACATTGAGTATTACAGGTTCTACTTCTGTTGCAGTGCCTACAGGCGGTAAGCTCAACTTTACTGTTCGTTACACACAGGCTGATCCTAACATCGGTAATTCAACAACTTACCCATACGGTAACTTCGACTAATAGCTAGGGGCCTTGCGCCCCTTTCTTTGATTTAATAGGAGTTTTTATGGGTTTGAATCTGTTTAATTTTTTCTCGCCTAATAACCAAACGGCTAGTATGGGGACACAAACCCCCAGCACCGCTTGGCAAGGTATTGACGGGGCCGCTGAGTTTGTAGCGCCCCAGCGTTTGCGTGATGTTGTTGGTAAGTTAAAAGTTAGCCAATCGCAAAATATTTATGATGCCGACTTTGAATACGGCGTACAACCTTTGCGTTGGGAAAACTTTATTCAGAATACATCTGGACAAGCTTACATTGTTCAGAATCCTGGTTTGGGTGGCGTATCAATGAACATTGGTGGAGGTAATACTCCTGGTGATATTACGATTCGTCAAAGCCGTCCTTATCACAGATACCAGCCAGGTAAGACTTTTTACATGGCATCTAACGTTAACTTTGGTAGTTCTGTTACTGGCCAAACTCAACGTGTTGGTATTTTTGATGATTCCAATGGTATTTTCTTTATGCAGACTGGGCCTACTGGACCTCTAAATCCAGGAGCTATGTATGTAGTTATTCGTTCTGACTCTGGAAGTAATGGCGTAGTTGATCAGATTATTCCTTGCGAGGCATGGAACGGTAATAAGAATATTATCTATGCACTTGATTGGACTAAAGTTCAAATGATATGGATGGAATATGCTTGGTACGGCGCAGGTGCTCTTCGTTGGGGCGTAGTCCTTAATGGCGAGCCTTGGGTATTGCATCAAGTTGGTACTGGTAATGGTGTTATTAACGGCGTTGCTCAAGTTAAGCCTTGGAGCCGTACTGGTAACTTGCCTGTTCGTTATGAGCAAAGAGATAACGGAAGTAGTACAGCATCATTAATGACTCACTATGGTGTGTCAGTATTGATTGAAGGATCAATTGATAAACAGCGTGGATTTACCTATTCATATGGTAATGATGCTAAAACTCAAAACCGTTCAGTTCCTGCATCTTCTGTTCGCTATCCTGCAATGTCATTTAGGATGAGAGCTGTTGGTTCTGATATTTTTGATCAAAGCAATGCGGCGGCTACGGGTGGATCACCTACGACTTTGACAATTAGCGCGGCTACTCCTTCTATATCTTCTGTAGTAGGACAGCCAAACAGTGGTCAGGCTTTGGTTACATTTGGTTCTGCTCATGGTTATGCAGTGACTAACCCAGCCAATGCTAATAGCCCAGCTCAGTACATTACTCTTAGTTCATTTACTGAAGTAGGTACTGTTGCAACTGGAAACTACGCATTCTCTGGAACAACTTTAACAGTTACAACTGCTGTAGCTACTGGAGCTCTTCAAGTTGGACAAATATTGTCAGGAACTGGTGTTACAGGTTCTCCAACCATTGTTGCTCAATTGACTGCTACAAGTTCTGCTGTGGGTTCACAAGCTTTTGCAAGCGGTGGCGCAGTTGGATCAAGTGTTGTTGTATTGGCGGCTGGTACATCGTTTGCAGTAGGCCAGTTGTTTGCGGGTACAGGCGTACCAACAGCAACGTACATTACTGCGGTTAATGGCGCTACCATTACGATTAATAAGGCATTTACAGCTCAAGCATCTGGCACATATAACTCATATGCACCTGGTGGACTGGGTACTTATCAAGTTAGCTCTGCACAAACTACTGGTACTGGCACTTTGACCGCCACAACCACATATGCCGCTCAGACTTGGTTAATTCAGCAAGTGCCATCTACAACCACAATGATTCTTCCAATTCAATTGTTGACAGGTGTAACAGCCACAACAAATCCAACTGGAACATATTGGGGTGCAAATCAGTGGGTTGGTAAGTTTGTTTATTACCAGGCCAGTTTGCCATCTATCAGCGCCATTTCAAATCCTGCATCTGGAACTGTAGCTGGTATTACAAACTACACATCTACAATTACATTTAGCTCTGTTCATAATTTGAAACAGGGTGATGTAATTATTATTAGCGGATCAACTCCTGCTTACATGAATGGTATTTACTCTGTAACAATACCAACTACAAATCCAACTACTACAATTGTGGTTAGCTGGGGTTACTTTGCTTCTGCTCCTGCAAACTATACATCTGGAGCATCTGCTGTATCTCCATACACAGGCCGTATTACATCTAATACAACCAGTGCAATAACATTTGGTGATGTTGTTACGGGTTTACCATTAGCAAATAGTCCATCATCTGGAAATAACTATCAAATTGGTTTGATTGATCGCGGTCAATTATTGCCTGCAACATTGTTATTAAATTCATCTGCAACTTGTTTGGTTGAGTTAATTTCAAGTACGCCTACTAACCAATTGTCTTTAAGTCAAGCAAACTTTGTTGCACTTAACACATTGGGTTCATATAACTCATTTGCTGAGCAAGATTTAAGTGCTACCACTTTGGCTGGAGGTGAGGTTGTGTATGCATTCTCAACTCCTCCTAACGGTTTGCAACAGCTTGATTTAAGCAACTTCTTCCCAGTGCTTACCAACATTAAAGGTAACGTAGCCGACATTTTGACGGTTGCTGTAACTTCTTCTGCTGGTGCTACTGTTCAAATTAACGTTGTTGCACAAGAGGCGATGGCTTAATGTCTACTCCAGCATGGCAACGCAAAGAGGGTAAAAACCCAAATGGCGGCTTAAATGCTAAAGGTAGAGCTTCTGCCAAGAAAGAAGGGCATGATCTAAAGCCTCCTCAACCAGAGGGTGGCTCTAGGAAAAAATCATTTTGTGCCAGAATGGAAGGTATGAAGAAAAAGTTAACTTCAGAAAAGACAGCGCATGATCCTAATAGCCGCATTAACAAAAGCTTGAGGGTTTGGAAATGTGCTGATGGATGTGCAATTCGTGGTCTTACAAAAGGCACAATGAGGTAAATATGTCAGATATAGAATTAACAGAACGCGAACAAGCTATAGCCAAAGAAGCGGCAAAGATTGCCATTGAAGAATTGGCTGGTGAGTTTTACAAACAAGTAGGTAAGACTGTTATCAACAAGATTCTTATTTGGATTGGAGCAATTGTGGTTGGATTTGCATTTGGTAAAGGTTGGATTGTAAAATTCTAATATGCCAAGTAAATCAAAAGCACAACATAATTTCATGGAGGCGGTGGCCCACAATCCAGCGTTCGCCAAGAAAGTGGGAGTCCCGCGTAGTGTGGGGCAGGAGTTCAGTAAAGCGGACACAGGCCGCACATTTAAAAGAGGTGGAGAAATGAAAGATCACGAAGCTCACGGGCATCATATGAAAATGGCTCATCATCATTTGCAAATGGCGATGAAACACGGCGGTCACGTCAAAAAAATGGCATCTGGTGGATCAACTACTGGTATGCATGGTATTGAAGAGAAAAAAGGCATGACTACAGCCAAGATGAGCAAAGTTACTGAGGGCGGTAGAAAACCACACGGCGAGCACTCTGTTGAGAAAAAAGGCGCTACAAAAGCTATGATGCCTAAGATGAAGGGCAACACAGTTGGCGATGGACCTTTGTATAACGTTAAAGGCCCAGCTATGAAGCGTGGCGGTAAAACTCATCACAAGAAATAAGGACTAAAAATGTCACATCATCCAGAGCACCACAAGCACGTCCATCCTGCTGGTCATGAGCATCATCATGAGCACAAGCACGCAGTTCACCATTTAAAAGAGCATGAGGAAGGTGGACATAAACACCATCATCATCATTATGGTGAGCACGCCGCTGGACATACTAAGCATCATGAAACTGTAGAGCACTTGCATAAGCATCAAGCTTATAAGCATGGTGGTCATGTACATCACAAAGGATAAATCATGCCAATGCCACAAATGACTATACGTCCTCCTATGGCTGGAAAGATGCCTGTTAGACCAGGAATGGCGGCGGCTCGTCCAGGAGGTATGATGAAAAAAGGTGGTATGGCTCATCGCTGTCACGAACGTGCTGATGGTTGCGCTGAAAAAGGGCACACCAAAGGCAAAATTGTGATGTGTGGTGGCGGTCACGTCAAAGGATAAATCATGGCTACAAAAGATGCTGGAGCTGGTAGAGGCTTTGTAAATCCTCAACGCACTGACGAATCAGATGCAGATTATGTTTCACCTAAAGATCGTTACGATATGGAAAAACAACGTAACGAACAAAAAACCCAAGAGAAGACCAATACTGCCGCACAAGAGGCTAGTAAAAACATGAAAAAGGGTGGCAAGGTTAAGCATAAAATGTCTAAGGGCGGTGCATCACACCGTGCAGACGGTTGCATTGAACGCGGCCATACCAAAGGACATATGCGATGATTTCAAGCCGTGGCATGGGTGATATTAATCCTTCAAAAGTGCCTGGCAAGAAGAAGGGTGGAGAAGTTTGGGATAAGCCTCGTCCAAAAGGACTTGGCAAACCCAAGAAGTTATCTTCTTCCAAAAAAGCAAAGGCTAAAGCAATGGCAAAGGCCGCTGGTAGACCTTATCCAAATCTAGTTGACAACATGAGGGCCGCAAAATGAGTTTATTAAATATTATTGAAGAAAAAGCTGAATACTTGCTTAGCGAGCTTAAAGTTCGTGCGGTACAACAGCAAAGAGATCATGGCCATATTGCAGATGATCTTCAAGAGATTATTGACGGTTTAGAAAATTATGTTGTAGCACCTGTTAACAATGTTATTTTTGAGCCTGTAATTGAAGTTGTAGAAGAAGTGCAACTTGTTGCACCCACTCCTGTTGCTGTAACATTAACTTGTGTAGCTCCTAAATAATGGCTACTACTTCTGGTTCTTCCGCGTTTAATCTTCAGTTAACTGATGTTATAGAGGAGGCTTATGAGCGCGTTGGAGTTGAAGTAAGAAGCGGTTATGACGTAAGGACTGCTAGGCGTTCTCTTAATTTATTGTTTACAGACTGGGCCAATCGTGGTCTTAATATGTGGACATTTGAGCAGGACTATATCCCTCTTGTTCAAGGTCAGCCTACATACGCATTGCCCGATGACACAGTAGATATTATTGAAAACGTCATTAGAACTAATGCAAATGTGGCCAGTAACCAGGCCGATTTAACAATTACGCGTATTAGTATTGATACTTATGCTACCTTGCCTAACAAGTTAAATCAAGGAAGACCTATTCAGGTTTGGATTCAGCGTTTAACGGCTAATAATCAACCTACAAGTAATGCAATTTCGGCCGCTATTGGTACGACAGATACCACTATAGCTGTAAATTCTCTTATTGGTTTACCAAATGCAGGTTGGATTACGTTAGATTCCGAGTTAATTGGGTATAACGAAGTGCAACCAGCCGCAAATGGCAACCCGCCTTACCTATTAAACTGCACTAGAGGCCAGCAAAATACAACTGCGGCATCTCATGCTTTGGGTGCTCCTATCATTTTGTCTCAAAAGAACAGTATTACTGTATGGCCAACGCCTGATTCAGCCGCAAGTTACCAGTTTGTGTACTGGAGACTACGCAGAATGCAAGATGTTGGTAATGGAGTCAACATAATGGATGTGCCATTCAGGTTTGTAAACTGTATGGTGTCTGGTTTGGCTTATTATTTATGTTTAAAAGTACCAGATGGGCTAAATAGACTACAAATACTTAAGCAACAATACGATGAATCCTGGGATTTGGCTTCAACAGAGGACAGAGAGAAGGCTTCTTTACGGTTTGTGCCGCAGAGAATGTATATTGGTGGTGGAACCTAATGGGAAACAGGTTTTCTTCTGGTAAAAACTCGATTGCAGAGTGTGATCGGTGTGGTTTTCGCTATAAGTTGTTTGATCTTAAAAAAGAGATCATTAAAACCAAGACGTATGACTTAAAAGTGTGTCCAACTTGTTGGGACCCAGACCAGCCGCAGTTGCAACTTGGTATGTACCCAGTAGATGATCCACAAGGCGTGCGTGATCCAAGGCCAGACATTAGTTATTATCAATCTGGTACAACTGGATTGCATACTTGTCGGTCAAACGGTACAAGTATTACGCAAGATGGGTATCCTAGCGAAGGTAGCAGGGTATTTCAGTGGGGTTGGAATCCAGTTGGGGGAGCAAGTTCTTTTGATGTTGCTCTTACACAGAATTACTTGCAACTCAACGTGCAAGTTGGTACAGTAACCATAGTAACAACGTAGGAGAAATCATGAAACATGACGATATTCAAGAAGATAAAAAGCTGATCAAAAAGGCTTTTGGTATGCATGATAAACAAGAGCATACTGGTAAGCATACAGACTTATCCAAACTCAAAAAGGGCGGTAAAACTGTTAAAAAGATGGCAAAAGGCGGTGTAACTGGCCAATCTATGAAAGCAATGGGTCGTAATATGGCTCGTGCAATGAACCAGAAGAGCTCTGGTCGCGGAGGTTAATATGAAGACAATGGTTAAACCAACCAAAAAGAATAGCCCATCTATTCACAGGGCAAAAGATGTTCACAATGGTAACGCTGATGAATATTCCCGTCCTCACACAATGAGCGGCAAAAACATTAGTCCCAAGACTGATTCTTTTGTTCATACAGACCCTAATACGCTTAATGCGAAACAACAAGGCCGTTTGACAGGTACATTGCGCGTTAGCATGGGTGATCCTGGTGCTAATGATGTTAAGACTGATGGTATTAAGATGCGTGGAGCTGGAGCGGCTGAGCGTGGCTTTATGTCCAGAGGCCCAATGGCATGAGTTTAGATTACTCTCAGCTTTCTCAGTCAATACAGGACTATCTACAGAACTACGAAACCACTTTCGTAGCGGATATTCCTACGTTTGTTGAGCAAGCTGAGCAAAGAATCTATAACACGGTTCAATTTCCATCTTTGCGTAAGAATGTTACGGGCGTTTTGACGGCTTATAACCCATATTTAGCTTGCCCTACAGACTTTCTTGCGCCGTATTCTTTAGCTGTTTATACGACTGCATCTGCTACTGCAACTGGCACTGCTGGTACATATACAATTACTACATCAGGAACTGTTACAGGTAACATCCAGATTGGACAATATGTGACTGGAACAGGTATAGGTTCTAGTGCTTATGTCACATCGGTATCTGGAACTACGGTTTATTTATCTGTGGTTAATGCTAACAATGTTAGCGGCACAATTAATTTCCAAGGGCAGTATAACTACTTGCTTAATAAAGATGTTAACTATATGCGTGAGGCATTTCCATTGCCTAATTATTACGCTACGCCAGGATATTACGCGCTTTTTGGGCCGTCTGTGGTAAGTTCAGCGCTTACAAATAATCTATCATTTATTGTTGGTCCTACGCCTGATATTGGGTATAGTGCAGAGATGCATTATTACTATTATCCTGTTTCTATTGTGCAATCTGCTGTTAATGTAACTAGCATTTACACGGCTGGATCGGGATATACAAATGGTACATATTACAACACAGCTTTAACAGGCGGTACTGGAAGTGGTGCAAAGGCTGATATTGTTGTATCTGGAGGGGCTGTAACATCGGTCACAATGAGTACAAATGGGTCTTATTTTGCTGTAAATGACTTGTTATCAGCATCTATTCCAGGTGGTACAGGATTCCAATTGCAAGTTAGTTCGGTAAATAACCCAACGGGAACAAGCTGGCTGGGTCAGAATTTTGATTCTGTTTTACTATATGGTTCACTTGTAGAGGCATATACGTTTATCAAGGGAGAGCCTGATTTGATAGCTCTTTACGATAAAAAGTATAACGAAGCATTGGCAATTGCAAAACGTCTTGGAGATGGTATGGAGCGTCAAGATGCATACAGATCGGGACAATATAGACAGGCGGTTACATAATGGCTTTTCAACAAGGTGCAACAACCAGTTTCAAAGTCCAGCTTGCTCAAGGCTTGCACAACTTTGGCCCTACAAGTCCAAATACTTTTTACATTGCTTTATTTAATGGATCGGCAACGCTTGGGCCATCAACAACGCAGTATGTATCTGGTTTGACGGGTGAAGTTGTTGGTACTGGGTATACGGCTGGTGGTCAGGCGTTGACAATTAGTACAACGCCAACATCTGGATCAACGGGCGGCACGGTAGGGTATTGGTCTTTTAATGATGCTATTTGGAGCCCTGCCGCCTTTACTGTTAGAGGCGCATTGATTTACAATGCAAGTCAAAATAACGCTTCTGTTTGTGTATTGGATTTTGGTAGTGATAAAATTTGTTCTAACTCATTTACTGTTCAGTTCCCAGTTGCTGGGTCTACAACAGCCATTTTAAGGATTGCATAATGTTAATCACAACGACTAAAGGCGAGATGGATGATTCATTACTGGAGCACAAATCTGGCAGTGTAGATAATGATGTTGAATATACAACTTGGGATGAGTATTACTTAAACGGTGAGCTTGTGCATCGTTCTGCCCATGTTACTCTTAAGAAAACACCCTTTACCGATTTGATCGGTGCAACTTTAGGATAAATCATGGCAAATCAGCAATCAATGTGTACTTCTTTTTTAGGTGAGTTATTGAGTTCAACTCATAACTTTAGTTCCGCTAATCCTGCGCATACGGCTAACACGGCTGATACGTTCAAGGCGGCTTTGTATGTTACGACTGCTACAATGAATGCGTCTACTACTGCGTACTCTGCTACCAATGAAGTATCTGGTACTGGATATTCAGCAGGCGGGGTGACAGTAACAAATGCAACCAATCCAGCATCTACAAACTCATCTACTACGGCGGGAGTAGGGTATTGGACACCATCCGCAAGTATTATTTATTCAAGTGTAACACTATCAACTGCATTTGATACGATGCTTCTTTATAACTCATCACAGAGTAACAAGGCGGTAGCTGTATACACGTTTGGTTCACAGACCATTACGGCTGGAAACTTTACATTAACAATGCCATCTAACACGACTACAACTGCATTAGTTCGTTTGTCTACAACTTAAAGGTAGTGTATGGCTCTGCAAGTAGCTGATAGAGTCCAGGTTAACAGTACATCGTATACGACAAGTAGTTTTACGCTTGGGTCTGCGCTTACTGGTTTTCAAAGTTTTACTGCTTTAACCAGCGGTAATACGACCTATTACGCCGCAACGGATACGGTTGGTAACTGGGAGGTGGGCTACGGCACATATACGACTGGCGCTCTTGCCAGGACAACGATACTGGCTTCTAGCAATTCTGGATCGGTGGTTACGTTTAGTGGTACGGTTTCTATATTTATTACTTACCCCGCTGAAAAAGTTGTAATACAAGATACAAACGGCAACGTTAATATATTAACTTATGTATCTAATGCTACTACTACGATTGGTACGTTAAATGTAGGAACGAGCGGGTATAGTGTTTCTACTACTGGTCAGCTTGCAACTTTTTACGGCACAGATACCACTTGGTCAAATGTAGTTTTACAGAATAATAATGGTGGAAATACATCTTATGCTTCCTATGTAACTACTGCAAATAACTATTCATCCGTCTATATGGAGATGGGAACAAACAGTTCCACTTATAGTTATTCAGCGGCGGGATACGGAAATAATGCGGCTAATGCCGCAAACGCTAACTTTGTTGAGTCAGTTGGTTCCGATTTAGTACTAACAACATATGGTTCAAATGCAATTCATTTTGTTGTCAACTCAGGTAATACGGGCACAACAACTGATTCTTTAACCATTAGTACGGCTGGTAACGTCACTACGCCCAACCAGTTGCAGGGGGCGGAACTTGTTGCTTCTAATGGTATATTTGTAAATAATTTAACAATAGGAACAAGTTATACAATTCCAACAGGGTATTCTGCTCATTCTGTCGGGCCTGTTACTTTGAGTAATGGCGTTTCAATAACTGTGCCTAGTGGCTCACGTTGGTTGGTGTTCTAAATGTTTGGGTACGCCGCCTTTGCCCAGTCTCCTTTTGCAACTTTAGGCACGCCCGTTGTTTATGTAGCTCTTACAGGAGTTAACGCATCTGGTCAGACGGGAATGGCATCTTCTAATCCAACAATATCTTTAACAGGTGTTAATGCGGCGGGATTAACGGGTACTTTAGCGCCATCTAATTCCGTAGGTTTAAGCGGAGTTAATGCATCAGGATTTACGGGAGCTATTACTCCTGGTACATCAATAGCAATAACAAATGTATTTGCATCTGGATTTGTTGGTAATACCACAGCCAATATCACGGTTTCAATTACAGGCGTTATTGCATCTGGTTTAACAGGTACAGTATCCCCAGTGCAACAAGTTGCACTTAGCGGGGTTTTAGCATCTGGATTTACGGGTACGGTATCGCCTAATGGTGCGGTCAATTTAAGCGGCGTATTTTCTAAGGGGCTTACGGGTACAGTTACTCCAAGTACGACTGAAGGGGAGACAGGAGACTCTGCGACTGGTAATGTTGGAACCGTAGTACCGAATTTAGTAATTACGCTGACAGGAATAAGTGCCAGTGGTTTGGTTGGGTCTATACAAACAGGTAAGTCAGCGTTTATTACTGGTGCAAGTGCGGCGGGATCGGTTGGTACTGCGGCTCATTCTACGAGTTTAACTTTAGCTGGAGTACAAGCATCTGGATCTTTAGGAGCATTAGGTTTTACATATTGGAGTGTAATTAATGACAATCAAACTCCATTGTGGCAAAATGTAGGAACTTCTCAAACACCTAATTGGACGCAAATTGATGATAGCCAAGCGCCAAATTGGACTAAGATTACATCATAGGGGTTATAAATGTCCGTAACGTATTCAACAAATTTACAGCTTGTAGAGCCCGTTGTTGGCTCCGAGTCTGGTACTTGGGGTTACGACATTAACTATGGAACTACCGATTATATTGACATAGCCATAGCTGGAACTAACAATATTACTACAGATGCGGACATTACGCTTACCCAGACGGTTGGTAATAGCTCAGGAAATAACATTGTTAGCACAACGGCGCAGTATGCTCAATTACTCTGCACTGGCGCGCGTACTGCCAATAGGAATATAAACGTACCCAATGCGAGTAAGATGTATGTGGTTAACAACTCCACAACTGGCGGGTATAGCATTACAGTTAGAGGTGTAACAGGACCAACAACTGGGGTAACAGTTTACAACGGCGAACAGGCTATTGTATTTTGGAGCACTGTGGCTGGTGACTTTATCAAAACATCTTCTTTTGGTGGTACTGCCGCATTGCTTTTGCCTGTAGGAACGACCGCACAAGAGCCTGCTAGTCCGATAGAAGGGATGATCAGATACAACTCTACTACGAAGCAATTTGAGGGCTATAGCGAGGTTGCAAGCGTACCAGGGTGGTATTCTGTAGGTGGATCAAGTATAAGCAATGACACGGCATCCACGACCGCTTATTACCCGTTATTTGCTCATGCAACAAGTGGCACTGCACAGGTTGTTTACACATCTAATACGCAGTACACATTTAAGCCTAGCACGGGCGAATTAACATCACCAGTCCATATTTCATCAAACGGCTTTATGATTAATGGTACAACCGTATCTACAAGCTATACGATAGCGTCAGGCAACAACGCATTCTCAGTCGGCCCAGTTACAGTGAATACGGGTGTATCAGTAACAGTCAGCTCAGGTCAGCGCTGGGTAGTTGTGTAATATAAAGGATTAATATGAGTTCAATTGCATCAGGAACAACGACAACGACAGGCTTAGTATATACGTCTGATACAACAGGTAATCTAGTTTTACAAACTAATGGTACGACTACTGCGGTAACAATAGATACAAGTCAAAACGTAGGTGTAGGAGTTACGACAGAAACTTGGAGTTTAGGAAAGGCAATAGAAGTTGGGAGTAATGGAAATTCTTTATGGGGAGCTGGTTCTGGAAATGTTCTTTTAGGGTCTAACTTTTATTACAACAGTGGATATAAATATGCTGCATCTTCTGTAAATGCTTCTTATTATCAGCAATATCAAGGATCTCATTTTTGGAACGTAGCTACATCTGGAACAGCGGGTAGCACTATCACATTTACCCAAGCAATGACGCTTTCGAATACTGGCATTTTAAACGTCACAGGCACAAGCTCAGGTTCAGTTCAATGTGATACTGTAACTTCTGGTGGCAATTCTGAATTTCAATTGCGTAGAGCAAACGTGGCACGTTGGTTTTTTTGGAATGAAGCCTCAACAAATCGTTTGAACATTACTCCTGCTTCGTTTGCGTCTGGCGTTTCTCTGACAGATACTGGAACATCATGGGCTGCATATTCTGATAGACGAATTAAATCCAACATTGTTGACCTTGATCTTGGACTGTCCACTGTGCTGGCAATTAAGCCCCGGCGCTATACGTTTACAGCAAACAGTACAGAAGACATTGGTTTTATTGCTCAAGAACTAAAAGAAGCATTGCCAGAAGCTGTTGTTGGGCAAGAGATTGAGTTTGATGAAGCTGACACCGACAGAGAAAAATCTGCAAAACTCTTAAGTGTTACAAGGGACACACTCATCCCTGTGTTGGTCAAAGCCATCCAAGAACTATCCGCAAAAGTAACAGCTTTAGAAGCAAAGGTAGGAGCATAACATGGCAACATACGGACAAATAAACGCTGAGAACATAACCAGTTCAACTGGTGGGGTAATAAGCCCAAACATTACATCATTGCGTAATAGGATTATTAATGGTGCGATGAGTGTAAGCCAATACAATGGAACAAGTAGTGTAAATATTGGAACATCAGGTGCTGGTTCTCAATATGCCATAGATCGTTGGAATTTTGACTTTAGCCAAGCTCCTAAACTTTCTGCACAACAAAGTACTAATGCACCGACAGGATTTTATAATTCTTTGCTTGTTACTTCTCTTGCCGCAACAACAATAGGAACAAGTGACTATTTTCAAGTTAATCAAAAAATAGAAGCATTTAATACGACAGACCTTGCATTTGGTACTGCTAATGCTCAATCTGTTACTTTATCATTTTGGGTTTATTCATCACTTACTGGATCATTTAGCGGTGCGTTAAAAAACTCTGCTCAAAGTCGTGCTTATCCATTTAGTTACACAATATCTTCTGCAAGTACTTGGACGCAAATATCAATAACTATACCTGGTGATACATCTGGCACTTGGATTGTAGGCACAAATGGAATCGGGCTTACTGTAAATTTTGACCTAGGAATTGGAACAACTTATGTTACTACTGGAGGGGCTTGGGCTTCTGGTAACTATGGTGGAGTAACTGGCTCTGTAAATTTGGCGGCAACTAATGGTGCTACATGGTATGTGACTGGTGTGCAATTAGAAAAAGGAGCACAAGCAACATCTTTTGATTATCGTCCTTATGGTACTGAGTTGGCTTTGTGTCAGAGGTATTATTTTCAAAATACTGGATTAGCCAGTACTACAACTAATTTTGGAAGTGCAACATCAATTAGTGCTACTCAAGCTTATATACAAGTTCCATTTCCTGTATCAATGAGAACTGGGCCAACAATTAGTTATGGAGGAACTGTAAATGTTAGTGATTCAAATACTTATGATTTAGCAATATCTGCAATTGTTACCAATCAAAGTAATACAAACTATGGATCTGGAAAAGTTACTACAGCATCAGGTCAAACGCTTTACAGACCTCAAACATTGTGGGTAAATTCAACAGCAAGTTTCCTTGCATTTACAGCGGAGTTATAAGATGTACAAATTAGGTGAATTAAATCGTAATGAAACTAGCCCTACAGCGGTGATTCGTATTTTGGATAAAGCCTGTATACCCTTTTCACCAGACAACACAGACTACCAACAATTCGTCCGTGATATCAAAAATGGTGTGGAATTAAAAGATGCAGAGGGCAATCAAATGACACCTGAGCAAATCACAACATTCTTGGAGACATTACCATGAGTATAGTATTAGATGGAACAAATGGTGTTACCACCAACTCAGGTACAGTAGTATCTACAACAGATGCGACAATTAATGGAATAACAGTAGGTAAGGGCGGTGGTTCAAATACTTACTCAACTTCAGTTGGGGCAAATGCAGGTGCGGCTACTCAAACAGTTGGATACAATACTGCAATAGGTTATCACGCCCTTCAAAGTGTAACAAGTGGTTCTGACAATATTGGTGTTGGGTACAATGCATTAGGTGGTTTAACAACTGGAAATACTAATGTTGCCATTGGTGATTCATCTTTACTATCAAATTTATCAGGCTCAAGTAATATTGCTGTTGGTCAACAAGCTCTGAATGCTAATATAGCATCTTATAACGTTGCAGTCGGTTATCAAGCAGGATATACACAATCAAATTCTGGTGCATCTTATAACACTTATGTAGGAAACCAAGCGGGATACGGGGTAACTTCAGGAACTCAAAATTGTTTCTTTGGTGTTGGTGCAGGATATAGTATGACTTCTGGTTCATACAACGTAATTATTGGAAATTATTCAGGAAACCAAAATGGCTTAGATATTAGGGCAAACGGTGGCTTATCTGGAGCAAATATTGTTTTATCAGATGGAAATGGAATTATTGGGATGTACGCAAGTGTTGGAGCTAGTCCTAGAGTAGCTTTTCCTTTAGGATCTACTTTAGGAGCAACATCTCAAGGTTTTGATATATACCAAGATCCTTCTTATATATATATACAATCATATTCTAGTAAACCATTAAAAATAAATAATGCAGGTAATAACGTATACATTGCTCAAGCATATGCAAACACCACAAGCAATGCTGCAAATATGTATGTTGACAGTAGTGGATTATTGTATCGTTCAACATCATCTGAAAAATATAAACAAAACATTCAAAATGCAAATTTTGGACTTGCGGATGTATTAAAACTTCGTGCAGTTACTTATCAGTCAAGGCCAACATTTATAAAAGACGATAAAGGTAATGAAATTGCAAATCCCGTTGATACAAATACTCACGCAGGATTTATTGCTGAAGAAGTTGATGCCGCAGGTTTAAAAGAATTTGTTGTTTATGGGGATGACGGGAAACCAGATGCTATACATTATGGAAATATGGTTTCTTTAATGGCTTCCGCAATCCAAGAACTTTCAGCAGAAGTAACGGCACTTAAAGCCAAGGTAGGAATATGAACCAACTCACCACCCTCTTAAAAGACAAGCACGTTCTTTGGGCGTTGTTTATTGCGGTGCTGTCCGTGATGCAGGGTTTTCTGTTTGTCTTTCCGCTGACCCCGATTCATCAGATGTTAGTGGGCATTATAATTTCCGTGGTCGTGGTATTACTGCGATACATTGAACTTAACCAACCTACAGGGAATTAATATGCAAGAAATAAAATTATCCGTACAGACACTCAACATGGTTATGAGCTATCTTGGAACAAAGCCTTTTCAAGAAGTATTCCAGATCATTGAGGCGGTGCAAAAAGAAGTGAATGCACAACAACAAGTGCAACAAGTTGCACCTAAAGCAGAGTAACCATTGATCCATTTACTCTCATAGCCGCCGCCAGCACAGCCCTGAAGCTAGTCAAACAGGGTTGTGAAATGTTCCGTGAGGGACAGGCGGTAGTTAAGGATGTAGTAAAGACAGCCAACGAAGTTAAAGCAATTGGCAAAGAAGTTACTGGGGTATTTGGATGGATTGCAAGTCTTTTTCAAACTCCCAAGGTTGACGAAAAGCCAATTGCTGAAGTAAAGAAAAAGAAAAAACAAGCAGAAGAGTTTAATGCTCCCGCTATTTATGCAGAGATTGGTAAACAAATCACGGCGTTCTTTAAAGCGTACAACACGTTAAAAGAACACATTGAGGAAGAAGAAGAAAAGTCCAGAACAGTTTATGATCCAACGGGAGATCAGACTGAAAAAGCAGTTCAAAGGGTTCTAGCTCTATCTCAAATGGAAGAGATGCAGGTAGAACTAAGGGAGTACATGGTTTACCACGTTCCCCCTGAACTCAAGGATTTGTACACCCGTGTGAACAAGATGATTGGGACGATTGCCAACGAACAGGCAATGGCTAAGCAAGCACAGTTCAGACGAAGGAGGGAGATCGAGGCAGAGAAGAGAGAAGCGGCGGATCGGCTTTGGTTTAGGACGGCATCAACAATAGCAGTAGCAATAGTGGCAATATACTTTATGGGTCTGATGTGGGCAATAAATCAAATGACTGGGCCTATGTAATAACAATTATCATATTGGCGTTACTATTTGTTCTTATTTTGCCCGTGCTTGGACTTTTGTACATGGATATACGCCAGGAGCGGATACTCATACAGGCAGATGTGAAAAGGATTGAAAAGCTTAAGAAAGAGCTTGAAAAACAAAGAGATAAAGAATGAGAATATGCGCTTTATTGATTTTATTATTAGCGGGGTGTCACGATGAATACCGCTATTACTGCCAAGACCCAGACCATTTCGGCGCTGCTCAGTGCCAGCATCCCCGTTGTGAATTCACCCAAGACTGTCCCGAATACCTTGTAGCCCCAATACTGGAGAAGAAAATTGAAGGAACTACTACTGCTCCTGCTAACCCCCAACAGCAACCCACGACTAACTGCCGATGAAATAGAAGCCCGTACAAGGGCTTTTGTGGTTGTGATGGTAACTCTGATACTATTCTTTATAGTAGTTACTCTAATTTACAGCGTCATGTTTGTAAGCCAGCCAATCAAAGCTATGGCTCCGATTGACCAAGCATTTACCAAGATGCTAAATGACATTGTGTTATTAATTGTGGGTGGTATAGGTGGCATTATGACTAAAGGTTTGACCAATGAGGCAAAGGCTATGATGGATAATGTCAAAGCTGGTAAAGATGCGTATGTAGCTCCAAAGGTGGAGACTATTATGATGGGATCAGGTTGGACAGCGCCGCCAAAGCCAACCAGTGGACCTACTTTAGAAGCGGATCATGAGCGCGAGCGCATGGCACAAGCAAGGGCTGAGAATGTTTAATCCCTGGGTTATTATTGGCGCTATTGCCACATTTATAGGAGTATATTTTTATGGACATCATGCAGGCTATCAACAACGTGTGGACGAAGATCAAGCAGAAATTATCAGACTTAATGGAGAAGCTCGCGCCAAAGAAGCCGAGTTAAACCAAAAGATTGTGGTTGCAAGTACGGCTTTACGAAAGGCAAAAGATGATATTAAATCCAAGCAAGATAGTATTAATTCTCGTATTGATGCTGGCGAGTTGCGCCTCCCGTCCAGTTGTGCCGTACAAGCCGATCCAAATTCCCCCGCTGGAGATAGAGACAAGGGAAGCGAATCTGACAGACAGGCTATTAAAGATATTGTCTCCATCGCCGCAGAAGGGGACTTTGCAATCACAGACCTCAACGCCTGTATTGCCCAGTACAACAATGTTAGGGAAATAGTTAATAAAGGTGTGAAATGATCAGTCCAGAAAAACTCCACGCCCTTGGCATTGGTTCAGAATGGTCTGAGCCCCTTACAACTACCTTTACAACATTTGGATTAGATGATCTTAACAAGCAGGCGGCCTTTATTGGCCAATGCTCTCACGAATGCAACAAGTTTAAAACGCTAGAAGAAAACCTAAACTATAAAGCCGCAACCTTGCAAAAGCTATTTGGGCACAAGTTTAAACCTGAAGAAATAGCTCTTTATGCTGGTAATCCAGTTAAGATTGCTAACAGGATTTACTCCAATAGGATGGGTAATCGGGATGAGGAGAGCGGAGATGGCTGGCTTTATCACGGGCGCGGTTGCATACAGTTAACTGGTCATGATAACTATTGGCAC